CTAACTAATATGGTTATTAACCAAAAGTTGGAAGAAATCAAAGAACTAGCATTAACAGGGCTTACCCTAGATGCTACCTCATACAATTCAGGGAAAGTTGCTGCTTACATTAGCAAACATGAAAACTTTACCATTGATACGACAGACCGATGCCTTTTTGAACAATTTCCTGTAAAGCTCGGTGATAAGAAAACGTCAAACGCACATGAACCATTTGCGAAACTCCGACGTTACTTCGAACAGTCGAACGTATGTCAAATTCTTGACTTGAAAACTATAAAGAACCGTGAATATTTAAAGGATGGTGTCAAAGCAGATAGACAGGGCGCACAACATAGATTAATTGTTGATGTGGGTGGATCATGTAGGATTGCCTCATCAGAAATATCTAGTCATGTGCTCTGGCCTATATTACAACAGAAGGATGTTGTAAGACAAACCAGTCGAAATGCAGTAATGGTGAAATATAGCGAGTATAGTCAATACTTCAATCTCAGTTTCGAGGAGTACATTGATAAAGTGATGGTCAACTTCACTAAAAATGTACGACCTTTTTTCATATTTACAGATGTTCTGTACTATATCCGCCACTCAAGTCTTGAAATACTTGCAGAAATCGAGCGCAATGTTCACATTGGAGCCGGTAGTATGCATGTGTTCAAGAAGAGTGGTAATATAGAGGCAGGCGGAAAGAAATATGGAGAAATTACCATTGTAAACGAAGATGAAGTAAGAATGAGAATAGACGGAAATCCTATGAGCTATACCCATAGACACGATTATGATTTTTTGTATGATCATGATTGTTTAACTATAGGGGATGGTGAATGGAAAGTACAAATAATCAAGACTGAAGAAGTAAATTGCGGAGCGTCCAAATACATTAAGTTTAACGTAATTATCACCAACTATCCAGGAAGCGATGAAGAAAGACTCGCTGAAGTGCCAATTGTAAGGCCGGAGGTAGAACATGTTGTCAATGAACTTGACGCAATGGCAGAAGTACCGGAAGAGAAGATTGTCATAGATAAACCGCTAGAGGAAGATTTTAGTATATACAATAAGCTCAACTGTTTTGGCAGTTGTGCTTCACCCAAAGTGCCCTGTGAACCCAAGAAACCAAGTGTTAAAGCTTATGGTCTCACAGGATATATCGACATTGAGAAATCAGAAAACAGCCTTAAATATGCCCATATTGAAGGCTCGTTATACGCGACTAGATTTGCTAAGAAGGGAGGACTTCAGAGAGACATTGTACTGTGTGACACCACACATTACGATTACAAACTGGAGAAAACCATTATTAATCAAGTCGAGTCACGCGTCCTCAATGGATCCGCGCTAGATGCGAAAGCACTGGCCGGTTTTGCTGCACTTATTACTAGTAAATCTAATCATACGATATCTATACATGAAACAATTCCATTACTTTTGTACATCGTCGAGCGCACTTTGTATAACGCGTTACAAATCCGAAAGCTTGCTGATTCTGATCAGTTATTAGCCCTGAATGATGTGAAGGCAGAGCTCTATCACGAATCCCAATCAATGTGGGACTTACTCCTTTCTTATATCACTTGTGGGGTAAGGGTCAAAGCGACCGCGTAGGTAGGGAAGTCTACAAAAGAGTCCAAAGTGCACTATGGGGTGTGCACTCTTCCAGCAATGGAAGCGGACCTTAAAGACCCCATGTCTATACGCCACAAAATGACAGTTGGAGATTTTTCTCATAGCGTATTAGACATTCAGTGTACCTGCAGAGGCGAATTTCAACCTGCAGCTTACAAAATGTATGAAACCAACGAAGAACACAATGCCATTGTGTGGAATAATTGCGCGCGTACATTATTTGCCTCTTTCAAGAGGCACTTAATGGCCGTGCCTTTGCCCGAGTTTAAAGCCGTGCAAAGGTTTATGCAATTCGCCACTGATGTAATTGAAACGGAGTTGGGTACTCATCTAGACCAGTTTGACTACTCATATAGTCAGTGGTTCAATCACTTGAATGGAAAGCAGCAAGCGGAGTTGGTTAATGTTGAACCAACAAATAGAGCATGTATTTATGACATGTTCTGTAAACGCGAGGTGCAATTATATGAAGTGAATGAATCATTGCCCAAGACCAGGGCAATTGCTGGACCGCAGCCAGAGGATAAGTTCGTACTTGGCCCAGTAACATGGGCTCTCGAACATCTCATGGCAGAGAAACTAGAAGGGTATTGTGGCGGAAAAAATTGGGAGGAACTTGAAGCAACGTTAAAGGTTAATTATGATGACGGTTATACAGTATTAGTTCAAGGTGATGGATCCGGTTTCGACCGGACTCAATCACATGAATTAAAGGCTGTTGATCGTTTGATATATAACCGCGTGGCTTCGAAGATTTATCACGTTTCACCTGATATATTCGTTACGAAAGCAACATCTCGCTACCGTAAGCTAAGAGGTTATACATTTGATCAATCTGGTAAGAGGAAGATACTTGAAGCAACAGTTGATGCTACAGTCACATCGGGCAATCCTGATACCACACTTATGAACACTGTGAGAATGTCATTGTACATTAGATTTATGGCAAAAGAGGCGGGTGTAAAAGCTCGTTTCTTAGCCAAAGGCGATGATTTTGCAATTTTTTGCAAGAGCTATGAAGATGCAAATAAAATTAACGAACAAATAGAGAAATACTGGGCACCCAAAAACAAATACCTTAATGAAATTTATGGTTTGGGACTAGTGATTAAATTCGTTAAAATAGGTGGTTTTGAAACTTTTGATTTTTGTTCAACCAACCTAATTTGCGACTTCACCACAAGTCAATTCAAAATTGTCCGCCAGTGGAAAAGAATTATCAATCAAGGCCAATATAGCATTAAAGCTTTGGCCTTGAGCACACAAGAAAAATCTAATTACATGAACGATCTTGCAGTAGGAATGAGTAAGTGGGATGCAGATATGCCCTTCTACCGTGATTATAGACAACAAATTTTGTCAAAGTATCCAGATAAATATCAGATACCGGTCAAGGTTGGTAAACCAAGAGTAATCTTGCCTGATGATGGTCATGCGATGCGTAAGGATGAGAATCCAGGCGCGTCGTACGATCAGATTAAGGACCAACTACGTGCAAGTGGGTTAAAAATCGACGATCCGAATGTCATAGCATATTTCGTCGAAAACATTGAAGAGATAGAATACAGTAAACCGTGGACTATTTTGTAGACTTTCAAAGCCCTGGTTGAGAATAACACCTATAAGACGCAGTGCAACTAAAACCATAGGAAATGGCAGTATAATAAAATAATATGAACTGTTACATACCGACGAGTTTAAGTCACTATTTGACGTC